CTAAAATATTGTTTGGTAATTCCAACCAGTGGTGTGTACTCATCACAAGTTGGACAGATACCATTAACTATCTCTGCTGTTATTTTGAAATTTTTTCCTGTCATAAATCTTCTTAGATCGTACCACACGCTGATGGTAACGTCTATCTTTTAATTCTTTTGCGACCTTATTTGAGGTGGAGTTTTTTGATTGATTTTTCACCCATGTAAACTTCTGTTTCTGCTTCACTACGTATACATTTATAAGATATGTTTGGATTGAACTCCCTTTCCGCTATGCGACGGGCGCGGAGGCACGCAGCCATGTTTTCTTGGATACGATGCTCTTTGATTTCTCCGTCCCAGAACATAAGTAAAGCTACAACAACCTCTATCATTTACTACCACCATTTGTATATTTCATTTCTCTATTTGCATCTTTTAATTTTTCAATATCTACCAATACCTTATCCATTTGTCCTCGTAAAAATTCTATATTTACTTTGTTCAACGCCATGTTTTCGATATGTTTATTTAGTTTATCCGTGGTTTTATAAAGATCTTCGATCATCATAAATTGTTCGCTATCTGCAGGAAGCGCTCCAAGTTGGCCCCGTGGCCATTTTATTCTAAACTCTGTATTTTCTGATAGATCTTTTTGCATTAACTCTATTTTTGTTGAGTGTGCATTTAGTGTTTCATGTAAACCAAAATAAGCCCAGGTGCCGATTGCTACGAGCGCGATCAAACTAGCGACCGTCTTCATAGGCATTTGCACGGCAGCCTCTTCAGATATGTTTAAAGGTTTCTTACTCATGTTTTGGTTTTGGTAGCGGGATTATATAATCTTTTGGATCAACTTGCAACGGCTGCTGTGGTCGTACAAAAACCGCTAGTAAACATAACAAAATTATAAGTATTGCTGTGAACCTGTAGTCCATAACAACCTCCAATCATTAGTTTTTAGTCCAAAACCAACTTTTAATTTTTTCCCATAATTTTTTAATCATTTTTCTTTTCCTCTATTTCATAGAAGAACTTGTCGGTATCCTCTGTCCGCCACGCTCTACTATCTTCTACATTCCATTCAGAAGTCTGCACTTTCCAGTCAGGGATATTATCTTTCACCGTGAAAGAAGGTATGTCCCATATACATCTGTTATTTGGTTGTGCTGCAAAATTGCCATCGTCTAATGCAATAATGTGAGCGCACTTATGCTCGTGCGGAATCTCTGAATGATCAGTGTCAAGTATGTTAGCTTCTGGATGTGCAAAGTCAATAGTAAATAAATATTTTCCTGGGTGCCATTTTTTATCTTTTCCGATATACTTACCGGCTTGCGATTCTAGAATGTCCCAAGAAGTAACAGCAGGATAGTAAGAAAAACAATTCC